TAAAATAGCTCTCCCCTAAAACCAGACGAATATGTGAATGTATCGGCCATATTGGCTGATGGTCCACTACTGTCAGTAAATGCAATAATAACATTGTCACCAACATCTAGAGCCTTACCTATAATTCCATCACCAAATGATATCTCATAATACAGATCTTCTCTCTGCTTTAGGAAATAGGTCTTTGATGTTGGCGTAATGGATAATACACCATCGGCCATATTATACTTGGTAAAAGTAGAACCCGACTGTATCTTCACAGATAAACTTGTCATATCTGCCTTGAGCGATGGCACGACATAATAAGAGTTGCCAGTGACTGGTATAGTCACCGTTCTCTGTTCACCCTCAATTAGTTCAACATTAATGAAGGTATATATACCCTGACTTAATTCAGCAGTAACATCGACTCTGGTATTAAAGTAATATAGGACATTACTGATTGAGGTACTAAATCTAGTTCCAGCAGGTATTGTAATTACTGGTAAAAGTATCAGCCCTGGGTCGGTGATTACAATATTAACCATGACGCGAGGTGATCGGATACTTTTAGCAGTATATCCCATCATCTTGGCTAATGATACGGCGCTAGAGTACTTTGAAACCGAGTCCATAAACATTTCATTTACGGCAAAGTTAGTCGTTAAACCCTGATAATGGGTATTGTAGGCTAATACACCAATTAAGGTGTTAAGAGCAGAGCCCTCAAAATTATAATCCTTGAATACTTCTTGCCCAGAAAGATACGTTTTAATGTTTGAGACAATCGCCTCAAAATCTAGTTCTGTTGTCTGAATTTTTTTATTATCTACAGCCATTATCTTGTCCGATTTAGAGTAAGTTCTACATTGCTTCTTTGCATTGTATTCCTAATTGTAAATGTGATGCCGATAAACATTCGATTGTTATCAGGAGAAACATTCACCGTAATATCATTAAGGCTAACTCGAGGCTCATATTCATTAATTAGTCCGGCAATAGCCTCCCTAATAGTAATATCTAATAGAGGAGTCACATTTTCAAATAGCATACCTTTAACTGGAGATCCGACTTCGCTATGAAATGGCTTCTCAAAGTAGTTGGTTAGCACCAACATTTTCACAGCCGCCTTAATAGAGGCTTCATTCGTCCGAAGCCCTATATCCCCTGTTAGAGGGTTGGCAGTGAATGACATATCAATGTCTGAGTATATAGGCTTCATGTGTTATTTATCCTAAGAGAACAAATTTATCTCTAATGGTTTTACCACCGCGCCCAACATCCATTGTAAGAATTTGGCGTCTATTGCCGCTTTTGTTTAAGCCCACATGAATCCAGCAACTTGCGCCCGAGTATTCAAGAATAATTTGGTCATAGTCTGGTAGTAATTTCTGAATTTCAATTGCGGCTTCATACTTCTGTTTATTGTTGAAGCCAATAAAACCCATATCTAATGCAAGACCAGACATATGTTTTGATTTAGTAGAAGCGCCAGGTATACCAGAATTGGCGGCAGCAGACCTAAAGCAACTATTTATCTTCATGTTGGGATAACGAGCTTTAACTACTTCTGCCACGTTGGTCGCAATAAACTTCATATTGCAACCTAAGTCTAATACAGAGAATCCCGCCTGTGGGCTACTTGGAATTCCTCTTGCTGGAGATGATTCCTTAATAAAGTCACCCATTGTATAATTAGCCGATAGACGTGTGCTAGAAGAAAACGGTAGTGTTAATCCTTCGCAACCCGCGGGTAATGGTTTGGTTGGCGGTTCGGGTTTCACGGGTGTAACTTCCTCTACAGTTTCTGTTTTTGCGGTAACATCTTCTGCGGTTAATGCCCCGGCCGCTATCTGGGCATCAAGAAATTCAGTATTATCACCATCCTCGGGTGAATCATAGCTAGCCTGTATTTCAGCATGTCTACTTGGGGTGCTTAATTGTGAGAATTGTGGCATCTCAGAAGCCCCATCACCGCGCGGCGCTGTATTAGCGCGCCCAGAATTCAAGTATACTTTAGAGCCATCTAAAGCAATAATGCCGCCGGCCTTAACTTTAATATCCCCGGCAACGCCAATATCCCAGTTTCCATGAACAGAACTGTGCATATTTCCACCGACTTCGATATTGGCGTTATTATCTACTCGAATATTACTATTCCCTCTAATGGTGACATTACAGTTACCTTTGATTAATACGTTACCATGTCGCTCTAATATCTCGTAATCATCGCCAACAATTCTTGTGACCATGGTACCATTAACATCTATTTCTTCATAGGTCCCTGATTTATGATAGCGATGTAGTCGCTCATTACCTGGGGTATCGTCCCATTCATCAATATGACCTGATTCAGTTACAAAGGTTTTATTATATGGATACTTAGCATTGTATGGGATTGGTGGTTGAGTCCACTTAGCGCCCGCAGTATTAACTCCTCGAGCCCGAGCAGCTTCCTTCGTATATACAACTGTCTTATCAATATCCTCATTCCTAGCCAATCTATGCGTGTCCGGTTCATTTAGCCAACTCTCGATTGGATACTTTTTATTTGGATCTTTAAAGCCACCTGTATTAGAAGCATTTCTTTTTTCGGCTGTGGTTGTAGGGCTGTTAACAGGAGTAGGGTTAACCGATCTAACTGCCGTATTTTCTGTGGCATCTCGTGGTGCTGGTTTTTGGGTAGCAGGATCAACTGGTAATGGATCAATACCATTTTCCTTATTGGGTATACCACCCGATCTAAAATGGGCGGCCTCTCTTATTCGACGTGGGCCATTACCACCACCAGTTCTTGTGCTAGGAATTAATGCCGCAGCTTCCTCATATTTGCCGGCATTCAATGAACTGAATGCAGCCGAACGAAGCCAGCCGCCGGCGCCCATGTTATAGGCCATCGAAGCCATGGAATCAAACATTTCCTGTGTAATAGGAGCTTTAATGTTTCTATTGAGTGGACCTTCTACTTCTTTTGCTAGGTGCATCATTAACATCTCTTTTGCTACGGCTACAGTGACCACACTATCTGGCCCAACACGACTGCCATCCAACATATAGGTGGAGCCAACTCCCACAGTCCAAATCTTTCTGGTATCTAGATACGGATAAAGTAATGTTCCATCGGATGGGTATTTTTTAACTGCTTTATTTGCGCCCCTCACAAGACTACTAATACCCTCTTCAAAGATGATAATATCAATACCTGCCTGAGAAGTTTTCATCCCGCTGGCTTTTAATGCGGCTGGTTTCTTATCCGGCTTTACTGGTTCTGGTACTACATCGGGTTTCGGTTCAGGTAATGGGCCTGAGGCAACCGGATTACCAGTTGAATCTGTTATAACGCTGCCATCCTGGCTTTTTAATGTACTAGAACTTGGTGCAGCCGCGGCTGTATCGGTTTCTGCCTCGGGTATACCACCGATAGTGCCTATAATAATAGGCTGTTGTTGGGCCTGATCACGAAATATTAGAATACACCAAGTACCTTCGACTATACCTGTTGGGCTATAACCGATACCACACATAGAAGCAGAATTAACCGGCATCATTGGATATGCCCACGGTAGATCCTTTGTAGGTAGAACGGTATTATCCTCGGTATGAACACCAACAATACGCACGCGGCACCGACCTAATTTTAAGGGATCCGAGGTACGTTCTTCTACCACACCGTAATAAACATTTGAGCTTTGCATAATTATTGTAGATTGGTAGAGTTCTTACTTAATTCGAGAACACATGAATGATGTTCTCTATTTATTTTGTGTGTAATAGCCGTAATAATATATAACCCACTATAGTTCTTGTCGGTATAGTCTTCTTCTTCATCATGTTTAACAATAGGAATTAGCCTATTGACAGACAATACAACTTTTTTACCTACTGTATAATCAGTTCTACCAAATACATCAATTTCAATAGTCTGGGAATACATTTGACGAAGTCTTACTATTCGCTTCTGTTTGATATTAAAGTCGCTCGAATCTGCTTTATCATGGGAGTCATAGTGCTGAGTCATTATCATTAGCACAGGATCAACAGTTTTTAGAATCTCGTCCCTATAAGGTCGATTATCATTTAATCGAGGACCAGAATCCTGTATCATCTCATAGTTCTTGATATTTAGTTTCTTTGTCACTAAATCGTGACTATATAGTTTGGTTTTAATCATCCCCGCTTTGTAGTCATCAAAGAAGTTAAAGATCGCATCAACTCTAATATCCTGAATAAGTTGGTAATCTTTATTTGGATCACGTTGAGCCTGCCCAAAAGATATCTTGTTGTCCTTATCCTTATTGATATTAACAGTAT